AAAAACAGGTATAGCTAATGAACCTCGGTCAAATAAGAACTCACTTTAAGGCACTGCTCAACCGAAGCGACATCACCGATGCCCTTGCCAATACTTTTATTGACCAGGCTATCGCGAGGATTCAACGGAGCATCCGAATCCCAAGTATGGAGAAGACGCATACCTATACAATTACGGCCTCTACACCTTCGGTATTGCTACCCAATGATTTCATCGAAGGCATCGATCTTAGTTTCGCTAGTCATACCCTGGACCGTCTTCCTATGAGCGAAATGCTCAATCGAAAATCCACTTCGGAAATCGGCAATCCCCACTTCTTCGCCAGGGAGGGTGGGTCATTCTTAATCACCCCGGTACCCTCCTCCGGCAAGCTCATACTTAACTACTACGCACAGTTTGCCGCGATGACGGCAGACAGCGATGAAAATAGCCTGGCAGCAGTCGGTAGCGACCTCCTCATTTATGCCGCGCTCACCTACGCCAGCGACTATTACCTGGACGAGCGCCAGGTACTCTTTGAACAGAAATACAATCAGTTCATGGTAGAGATCCAGGACCAGGCTTACGATGCCGAAATAACGGGTAGCCTCCAGGCTATACGCCCAGCATATCAATACCACTAATTCGGAGCCCTCATGTCTAAGTCATCTTTTTTTAGTAATACTGGACCGTCCAACACTCAGAACACCGCAATCGCAAGTTCGGTATCCGGTGCTGCGGCCTCTGCAACCGCAGCAGCAGCCAGTGCCACTTCAGCGGCTTCGAGTGCCGCATCTGCGTCTGCAAATGTAACTAATAATGCGGCTTCGGCGGCAGCTTCCGAAGTTTCGCGACAGGCTTCTCTTTCTGCAAAGAATGCAGCGGTGGTTGCTAAGTCTGCCGCAGAAACTGCTGAGACCAATGCGGAAACCGCACAGTCTGCAAGTGCCAACTCTGCGACCGCAAGTGCAGCTTCAGCTACAGCGTCCGAAGCCTCAAAAGCCACATCCACGACAAAGGCATCTGAGGCGAGTACCTCCGCTTCAACAGCCTCAACAAAAGCTGCTGACGCAGAGACAGCTAGAGCCGCCGCAGTGGTTGCTAAAGACGCTTCGGTGTCTGCCAAAGATGCAAGTGTTGCAGCTAAAGTTTTGTCCGTTGCGGCTAAAGATGCTTCGGTTGTAGCAAAGAATGCCGCCGTAACTGCTCAGAATAATGCTTCAGCAAGCGCACAAACCGCAACAACGAAAGCATCTGAAGCAAGTACCTCCGCAGCAACCGCTACCACAAAAGCTTCGCAAGCTGCTACTTCTGCTACCGCCTCCGAAGCGTCAAAAGTTACGAGCGTTAATAGCGCATCGACCGCGACCACCAAAGCATCTGAAGCATCAACGTCTGCGGCATCCGCTGCCGCCAGTTACGATCTTTTTGATGACAGGATGCTTGGAGCAAAGTCATCTGCGCCTACCGTTGACAACGATGGCGGGACGCTTGTTCAAGGTACGCTGTACTTCGACACATCTAGCCAGACTATGAAAGTCTATGGCTCCAGTGGTTGGGTTCCTGCGGGCAGTTCAGTCAATGGAACTTCGGCACGTTTCAAGTTTGTCGCAACTAACAACCAGACAACCTTTAGCGGCTCTGATGCTAACAGCCAGACGCTTGGGTATGACGCTGGATTTCTAGATGTATACCTGAGTGGTTTACGTTTGGTCAACGGTACTGACTTCACAGCGACTACAGGAACTAACATTGTATTAGCTGCTGGTGCAGCCACTGGTGACATCCTTGAGGTAGTTGCCTACGGTACTTTTGTACTTGCGAATTTCAACGCCGACAAGCTAGATGGGCAGCACGGTAGTTACTACACAGGTTATACCGACAGTGCTGTTTCTGCTCTAGTCGATAGCTCACCCGCTGCGCTTAATACTTTGAATGAACTAGCGGCAGCCCTGGGCGATGACGTTAACTTCTCGACTACTGTGACCAATAGTATTGCTACTAAAGCAGCATTGGCAGGAGCGACCTTTACAGGAGAAATCACAGCCAACGGTGGCATTGCATTAGGCGACAGCGACAAGGCTACGTTCGGTGCTGGTGATGATTTAGAGATTTATCACGATGGGTCAAATAGTTATATAGCCGACACTGGGACTGGCAGTTTAAACATTCGTTCATCAGCAACTTTACGATTGCAAAATGCCACTGGCGCAAACTTTTTATATGGCACAGTAGGCGGTGAAGTTGGTGTGTATCACGATGGAAACCCCAAACTATACACCACCTCCACAGGCATAGACGTTACTGGTACTGTGGTAGCTGATGGTTTAGATGTATCGCACACCACTGGAACACTGGGATTCAAGATAGCAACTAACGATGCAACAGCGGCTAACAACGCGGGGATTCTAAACTACAACTACGCCTCTGCTACAGCAGGTTCTCGACATGCGGATTTAATATTTGATGCCTCTGGTGCAAATGCGTCAGGCGGCGACTACTTTGTTATCTCTCAAAAAGGAGACACAACCGTTAGCCTTATACCTTATGGCGCGGCATCAACATTAAGTCTAGGCTCTGCTGGGGTCGAACGCATGAGAATAGATAGCTCAGGTAAAATCCAGATAGGCAACAACATACCTATGTGGTCGGGTTCATTTGGCGGTGCTATATTCTTAAAAGGAAACAACGCAACGGCAGATAGACACATAAAACTAGCTGTAGTGAATTCTGTTGGGGCGGTTGATGGAACTAAAACGTTAGTCTTAGACAATGATGGCGATGTAACTATTGGTGGTGGCAACCTAGTCATCGGCACATCAGGCAAAGGCATAGATTTTAGTGCTACTGCGGGTTCTGGAACAAGTGAACTTTTGGATGACTATGAGGAGGGTACTTGGACTCCAACCATTAACTTTGCTGGAAGTTCCGTAGGTGTGGTCTACACTAAGCAACTTGGGCATTACACTAAAATTGGTCGGATGGTTTACGCCTCTTTTGATATTCTTCTATCAAGCAAAGGAAGTTCCAATGGCGGCATCACCATTGACGGACTTCCCATAGCAAGCTACGGTTCTCACCAAAACAACGCGGGGACTATAATTTGCGAAAGCGGCGGCGTAAGTTGGCCTCAAAATGGTGTCTATGGCATGGTCTGGTCAGACGGAAATATCTATGTCCGACAACAACAGTTAACTGCTTATGCCTCTGTTTCTGACACCCATTGTTCAAACACGGTTAAAATCTTCGGGATGATGGTCTACGAAGCAACATAACAACCATACGCCTATCGGACGGTAGGCACAGACAGGAATAAATAACATGGCATTAACTAAAGAAACAGTAGTCGATAAGGTAGAAGTATTAGAGAACGGCACGGTGCAAGTACGCACTGCAACCAGAGTATTAGAAGATGGTGTAGCTTTATCTTCATCATTCCATAGGCATGTATGCACCCCAGACCACGACTGCACGAATGAAGACCCTAAAGTCCAAGCAATCTGTGCGGCTGTACATACCGAAGCAGTGGTGGCGGCATACCAAGCATCATTGGAAACTGGCGTATAACTGGAGAATAACTAATGTCAAAAGCAAGAGACATCGCTGATTTAAACGTCACGATTTTAGACTCCGTTGAAGCCTCTGCAACCGCAGATCAAACCAACGCAGAGATTCGAGCGGCTGTTGAGGCCGCAACAGATTCGAATGTTTTTACCGATGCAGATCACACCAAGCTAAATTCGGGTGTTGCCACAGTTGTCGGAAGTGAAACTCTTACGAATAAAACGCTGACAAGCCCCGACATCAACACCCCAGATATCGATGGCGGCACTATAGATGGGGCAGCCATTGGCGCATCTAGTGCATCCACTGGCGCGTTTACTACGCTGTCTGCCTCAGGCACAGCCACTGTTGATGGGTTGATTGTTAGTTCAACTACAACCGTAGGAGGCGCGGGAATACAAGGGGCTAATACCGACCCAACCATTACCACTAACCCTGCGGATGAGGGCCATATCTGGATCAATACAACTTCGGGATCTATGTACATATGTCGAGACAACACCAGTAACAATAACGTATGGCAAAGCCTTACGCACGAGTCAGAGGATATTGTCCCTGCTACTAGATTTAGTGGCGCGTATGACTTCTTTGGAGATGGTAGTGCTAAAGCCTTATGGCAATTTGACGGTAATGCTGTAGACACGGGCGGCAACTATGATGGACAAGTACAAGCGGGGGTTAGTTTAACACCGGCTAGGCAAGCTATGTATGGTACAAAAACGGCTAACTTTAATGGTACAGGCTCAATACTACTACCTTTTATTGCCAACACGTTTAGGCGGACCGATGCCTTTACTATCTCTTTCTGGCTCACACGAAAGGGAACTTTACCGGCTAGTACTTTACCTTTCTCATTTAACGCGCGTTCAGCAAACAGGGGGAGGGGTACCGCCATTTATAGCGGTCAATGTTGGCGACAATCAACTACCGTTGACAACGAGATGTATGGTGGTATAACCGGATTCTCTCTTGCAGATGGAGATCACTTTGTAGTGGTCGGTAATACGAATGCCACTACAACTTTATACAAGAATGGCTCTCTACATGCTACCTCCGCTGTAGCTACCCTCGGCCACAGCAACCAGTCTGGTGGGCACGGCGGGGAGATAGGAAGCCGTAGTCATTCGTATAATCCAACCAATGTAATTAGTTCAATGGGTTATTTTGACTGCTCTGTTGACCAGTTCAGGATATTTAATAAAGCTGTTTCATCTTCAGAAGCGACAGCACTCTACAACGAGGGGGCATAATAATGATTGTTAGAAAACTAGATGATGACAAAGTAGTGGTAATAGATTTGGATTATACAGTTGCTCAAGAACAAGCATTTATTGTGAGCAACCCTACGGGGGGCTTTATGCGTCTAGATAACCTCCCCGACCAACCAGATTTCGGGCAGAACTATAAGTGGAGCGGCTCAGAAGTTATCGTAGATGAAGCCGCTAATACGGCGGCTACTCAGTTAATCACAAAGAAAAATAGTCTTGCATACCTCGCGTCTACCGATTGGTACATTACCCGACACTCAGAAACTGGTACAGCGATCCCAGATGATGTTTTAGCCCTTCGGCCCCAAGCGCGTATTGATGCAAGCGAGGAATCATAATGAGCGGATTAAATACAATTGCACTAAAGGCAATACAAGAATTATCTGCAAAAGTCGAAACTTTAGAAGCAAGATTAACTGCACTCGAAGGAGAATAAAATGGAAATGATCTGGAATTTTATAAACATAGGCACCGCTCTTGTGGCCATTGCCAGCGCAGTGGCTGCAATAACGGAAACAAAGAAAGACGATAATCTGGTTGGCAAAGCACAGAAGTTGTTAGACCTTGTTGCTTTAAATATCGGCCGCGCCAAACAGTAAGGAGATGGCACAAGATGCTTTTAGTTTTCGCACTCACGGTGTCGCTCAATGGCACGGTGGATGCAAAAGCCACTAGCTATTGGAGATCACTAACTCGCTGTAATTATTTCGCAAGACACCTCATGTACCAAAGCCCGAACACCCACAGATCACGGACTCCAGTGACGGCGTACTGCGTTCCCATCTATAAAAACCCCAAGAAGGCGGTGATTCATGATTGACCCATTCACAGCTATTGCGGTTGCAACAAAAGCCTTCAACACAGTTAAACGCATGGTGTCCGCTGGTCACGAAATCGAATCGACACTGTCACAAATCGGTATATGGTACGGAGCAGTAGCAGATTTTAATGAAGCAAAAAGAGAAGCCCACAACCCACCCTTGTTTAAACGCCTTGTATCAAAAAAAAGTGTTGAGCAAGAGGCAATGGATATTTATGTTCAACAAAAGAAAGTCAACAAACAAGAAAACGAACTACGCACCCTCCTACTCTATACCTACGGAACAGGGGGCTATCAAGAACTCGTAGACCTCAGAAGAAAGATACGAGAGCAGCGCGAAGCTACTGTCTATGCTCAAGCTCGTCGGCGAAGATCGTTCATGTGGAATTCAATAGCTTGCCTGGCACTCTCGGCAATGGCCTATGGAATCTATTTAATTATTACAGTAATCGCGAGACAAGCAAATGGATGATGAAGTTAAAGATATGATTGATATTGCAGCTGGCGGCACCGCCCTCTTTTCGATGGCAGCCTGGCTACCTCCCACCGCATCACTTTTTACAATTGCTTGGCTCGGCCTTCGCATTTTTGAATCGGACACTGTCCAGAAACTACTAAAGAGAGACAAGTCAAAATGAATACTGAACGACTGAGAGAAACCATAACCCGGCACGAAGGCTCCAGGCTAGATATGTACCAAGACACGCTGGGCATCTGGACGATAGGTGTCGGCCACAACATACAGGAGAAAGGTATTAGCCCAGCAGTCATGGAACTGATGCTAGACGAAGACATAGAAGAGGCTATTGTTGAACTTAAGAGAAGCGTCAGTTTCTTTTCTAAGATGCCCGAGCAGGTACAGGAAGCCCTGGTCAATCTATCGTTTAACATGGGCATCCCCAGGCTCATGCAGTTCAAGAAAACACTGGCCTATTTACGCGATGGCGATTTCGAGGCAGCCGCTGATGAGCTGCTAGATTCTAGGTACGCCGAACAAGTTGGCCGCCGGGCTGACG